GGAAGAAGCCGACCGCACGTCGTCGAAGACGCGTATCCTAACGTCGGCGCTATTCTTCTTAGGTAGCACCGCCGTCGGCACGATCGCCAAAGTAACCGGGCTTACGGGCGCGTTCGCCCTTGTACGCGGTGCCGCCGGTACCCTAATCGGCACGCTTTCGGGCCTTACGCTTTCGGGCGTTATGGGTTCGATATCCGGCGCGATATCGGGCTTCGTCGGGTGGTTAGCCGCCGGTAGTGCGGGCGCACTTGCCTTCGCGGGTGCGATCGGATTCGGCTTAGGCGTGCTAGGCGTATGGATTCTAAAGGTGACGGGCGCGTTAGACGCCGTATCTAAGTTCGGGCAATTCGTCGGTAACGTGCTTCCCGGTTGGGTATCCGACGGGATTCTTCAAATGATAAGCCTAACCGCCGGGCCTTTGGCGGCGTTCGGCGCGTTTATCACCGGCACCTTAGAAGGCGGGTTCGACGAAGGCTTCCGCCGGGCGGGGAAGGTCGTCGATATCTTTATCGGCGCGTGGCAAAGGAATTTCGACCGTGCGGCGTCGGTCGTCGGCGACTTCAAAAGCGACGTCGTCGGGTTCTTTTCCGGCTTGCTTGAAGACGCGCGGCGGCTAGGCGGGCGTATAGCGGGCACCGTCGAACGACAGTTAGCCGGAATGGGCGACGCGGCGGCGTCGGGTGCCCGTAACGCCTTCAATTCCGCCGTGCCCGATCGCGTCAATATTCCGTCGATATCGGTCGCGGGTCGCACGTTCGGCGGCGGGTCGATCGACCTTCCGCAATTACAAGTCGGGGGTATGGTCGAAGGTACGGGTATCGCGCAAGTTCACAAGGGCGAAGCCGTGATACCCGAACCGATCGTTAACGCCGCCCGAAGCGGGGAAGGTGGCGGCGGTGGCGGTGGCGGCGTCACGATCGAAACCTTAGAATTCCATATGTCGGGCGAATTCGACCCGTCGAACGCCACCCGCCGCGACTTACAAGAACTTGCCCGCTTGCTTGAAAGCATAATGGGGAAAGACACGAACCGCCGGGCGGGGGTTAGGTAACAATGACTAGCACGGAAGTCGAACTTAGACGGAACGACGGTTCGGAAACGTTCGTATTGAAGGCTACCCGCGTCGACCCGTCGGTCGAAAACGGGCTAATCACCGATTCGATTATATCGGCGACGTCGCGGCAAGTCCTAGGCGGCAAGTTCGTCTTAGCGAACGAAACGTATCAAATCGACTTCGACATTCAAGGAATGGAAGCCGCCGACTATCCGAATTCCGGGTCGTATTCGAACCACGATTACGGTTTTAAATCGGAACTATGGCGGGCGGCGCACGAATGGGGCTTTACGATCGCCGACGGCTTCGACCAATTGTATTATGACGGCGACTTAATCGACGGCGTGATAACGCTATTCAATCCGACGGAAGACACCGAACAAAGGAAAGCCCGAACGTACGACGCGACGGTCGAATTCACTCACCTAGACGCCTTCATATCCTAATATGACTAACTACCGCGTCGACGTCGACGGCACGACCGCGACGAAGGTTATCGACGTCGATTACGAAAAGACGACGGGCGGAGATATCGGGCAAGCGAATATCACCGTCGGGAATACGCAAACGAACCGTAACCTATTCGCACCCGCCGCCGTCGTCGAAGTCTTTTACGAAGACCCGAATAACGCCGGGTCGTACGTGAAAGATTGGGTCGGCGAAGTAATCGGAAACCCGTCGAACAAATCGAAGCGTAACCTAACGCTTGAAGTCGAAGCCGAAACCAAAGTCGCGCAAGTCGAATACGGGAAGGTAAATCGCCCGTTTATCGAAATGGATTCGGGCGCTATCCTTCGGGAAGCGATCGACAAAACCGTCGAACCGTACACCCGCCCGAAGTACGTGCATAGGGGCGACGACCTATCGAATTGGTCTAGCGACGCGACGTATTTCGAATTGGGCGAAATTAACAGCAAGGGGCTTAACGAATACGGGCGCGACGTCTTCTTCTTCGGCTTGAAAGAAGGGCAATCGGGCACGTTCGAAGCGACGTACGACGCCGTGTCGTTTAGCGAAGCGCCCGGCGGTCGTATCCTAAAAGCGGAAACCCGAATGCTAGTCGCCAATCAAGGTAACGTCATTTCGGGCGAAATTGAACTAGTCGACGACGACGGGAATTCGTACGTTTGGGAATTGGAAATACCGGGGTATGGCGGGTTCGAAACGTACGAACTACCGGTCGAAGACGCCGAAGTAAACGGGTCTTCCGCGCAATTATCCGGGTCGGGGAAGTTAGAATACCGATTTTCCGTCGACGGCGGGCTTCCCGAAGACCGGGCTATCGCTATTGATATGTTTCGAACGACACCCTTCGCCCTTAACGATCGCGGCACGGCTATATCGACGTCGGGTATCGAAGACACCGGGCGCGTTATCACCCGCCGGGTCGACGATTCGATTCTTAGCCTAGCCGAAACCCTATCGCAAGAAGACGGTGCGGTCTTTTACGTCGACGAATCCGACGTCGCGCATTACGAAACGGCGGGAGATACGCACGTCGACCCGTCGCTTAACATAGATTCGTCGACCACGATCGTCGACGTCGACGTCGACCGCGACTTCGACGTGCGTAACCGGGTGACGGTGCAAGGGAAGGGCGACTTACAAGCCACGTTCGAAGATTCGTCGTCGATTGAATTCTATAACACGGAAGCGCCGAAAGAAGAACCGATAATCGACAAATCGCTTCGAACGCGCGACCAATTGGAAACCCGTGCCCGTGGCTTCTTGCGCGATAAGGCGTGGGAAGACACGGCGGTCGAATTCACGATCGGCGACGCGGCGTACCGCGACGTCACCGTCGGGCAAGCGATCGACGTAACGTGGTCGCCCGAAGATATCGACGGAACGTTTACGATATCGAAGGTCGGTTCGACACCCGAAGGTTATGTCGTGATAGGATTAACCGGTAACACAAGTGCGTAACAATGGCTTCCGACCTTACCGAAGACCAAAAGTTAGTAATGCTAGGGCTTCGGTCGCCTAACCAGCAAGCGACCGCCTTCGAAGGGGCGTTCGTCACCCTTCAAAACAATATAGCGTCGGATTGGGACGAATTTCAAGAACTTTACGAAGACGCGTCTATCGCTTCGTTCGACGACTTCGAAACGTGGCTTACGAATAACGGGATTAGTAGCGCCGACGCGTCGAATATCCGGTCGCAATTCGAATCGAAGTTTTCGTTTGCCGACTTCGATTCGACCTTGTTAGGGTCGACGTCGTGGGAAGACTTTAAGTCGAATTTCCGCGTCGGGTCGGGCCTTCGAAGCGAACTAAAGACGGAAGACGGGCTTTCGATCGGCGGGGTACAAGTGTACGAAGAAGGCGGTATCGGGCGTGCGGGCCAATCAATCGCGGCGGGTGGCGTCGAAGTGTACGGTACGGAAGTGCATTTTAGCCAATCGGCGGCGGTCGGTGGCGAACAAACGCCCGCCGAAGACCAATCGGCGAACCCGATTACGTATTCGAACCTATCCGTTTCGGATACCACGCCCGTACCGTTCGAAGATATCGACGTATCCGCGACCGTCACGAATAACACGAATATACCCGGCTTCGGCGTGGTCGCCGAATTACAAGTCGACGGCGAAGTGCGGTCGAAGAAGACGATAACCGTACCCGCGAATTCGTCGACGACGGTTACTTTTACCACCGACTTTAGCGAATACGCATCGTACGAAGTCACGATCGGCGACTTATCGCCCGAAACGGTGGTCGTCATACACCCGAACCTAATACCTTAGAACAATGCCTAGGCAAGTCGACCGATACGTCGCGGAAAACCGACAAAGAATTAGGGGCGTCGACCGGCGTTTTATCGAAGTCGACAGTAACCAAAACCGCGACTTTTCCTTCGGGCCTTCGACGGTCGAAGCCGTCGTTTCGATCGAACTATACAAGCGAACGACCGGCGGGCAAATCATACCGGGCCATAGCGAAGACGCGCACGGGTTCGGGCGTGGCACCTTCGGCGACGATCGCGGCGCGTGGTCGTCGGTGACGACGACGGAAGCGTCGGTCGAATTCACGAAGAAAGGTCGGGAAGCGGTCGCGGAAGCCCTTAACGGGGAAGCGGGCGCGGTCGAAGAAGGTGTCGCGGGCGTCGACGGTACGACCGCGTCGACGGGCGACACCGCGTTAGGCGACGAACGCGAACGGGTCGGCGTCTTCGCCACGAAAGACGACTTCCGCACCGTTAGAACGTACGCCACGTACGGCGCGTCGACGCCGACGGGCGTGGTCGAATTCGGGCTAGTCGACGGTGACGGTCGACTATTGTGCCGCGTCACGATCGCGTCGCAAAGTATCGCCACCGACGACGAACTAAAGGCGAATATCCTAGTCGAATTCGTCGGCGACGGTATCGGGAATTCCGTCGTTACGAACGACGGGGAAGAAGCGGTCGCCGACGCATTCAAAGACCCGAAGTCTAACGTCGGGCCAACCGAATTCGGCTTCGGTAGCGGGTCGACGACGTTTTCGAAGTCGGATTCGGCGCTTACGACCGAAGAATTCCGAAAGGCGTGCGCCCGTGAATTGGGGCGCGACTTCGTTATCGCAAAGACGCACGTTTACGAAGACGAATCGGGCGTAACCGAACCCGTCGACATATCCGAAATGGCGGTCTTCGACAATTCCGGGCGTATGGTATGGGCGACGACTATGCGGCAATTCACGAATACCGATTCGATCGGGTTTAACGCCGAAAGCCTAATTCAAGTGGTCTAGGGTCGGCAAGGTCTAAGGCGTGCGACCGTGACTTAGACGGTAATGCCCGAAGCCGACGTCTTCGAAGCGCCGCAAAACGCGACGTTTCACGGCGAATTTTTACAAGCAATATCGGAAGCCTTCGTCGGGAATGGCGTGCTTGCGAACGGCGAAGCCGAAGTAACCGCCGATAGCGGTACCGCTATGGGCGTCGACGTATCCGCCGCGTCGACCGGTATCGCCTTCGGTGGCACGGTATACACGCCGACGGCGGATTCGTTTACGCATTCGACCGGGCCTTCGACCACGACCGGCGGGCAAGACGATCGGCGCGTCGATATCATATACTTCGATTCGTCGGCGGGTGCGTACGCGAAAGCCGAAGGCACCGCCGACCCGAACCCGGTACCGCCGTCGGTGCCTTCCGACGCGCTACTTCTTGCGATCGTCGAAGTCGACCACGACGCGACCGACCTTTCCGACGGCGATATTCACAATTGGCGGGCACGACCGCAAGGCGGCTTTATCGGAACGAACGGGGAAGCGACATTCCCGTCGGGCCTTCGGGTCGGGGAAGAAGACGAAGACGACATAACGGAAACGGCGTCGCCGACGGGTTTCACCTTTGACGCCGACTTCGGGCGCGACATTTGGTTAGAAGCCGACGTTACGGTGTCGAACGATTCGGGTGCCGACGCGACCGAAGACGTCACCCTAACCCTATACGACGGCACGTCGTCGGGTGGTACGCAAGTCGCCACCGACACCCAATCGTCGGGTACGATCGCCGACGGGAATTCGACGACGCTTACGCTTCTAACGACCGACCAAACCTTAGACGACGGCGATTACTTCGTCGAAGTCACGACGTCGGGCACCGACCTTTCGGTCGACGAAGTCGTCGTTAAGACCGACGCCCTACAATGGTCGTTCGTCGAACGTGGCGACGGTACGTTAGACCTTGTTAACCGGTATACGGGTTCGAAAATCTTTAGCGTCGACCCGTCGACCGACGAAATTGCGTTCTTAAACGCCGCGATCGACGAACCCGAAATAGCCGACGGGTCGATTACGACGAATAAGTTAGCAAACGACGCCGTCACCGCCGCGAAAGTCGCAGCGAATGCGATCGGAAATACGCAAATGCAAGACGACGCGGTCGGTGCCGCCGAAATAGCCGCCCTAGCGTCGGGTATCGCGTCGGTGACGAACCCCGGCACCTTCGGCGCGTTATTCGACGTACCCGTCGATTCGAATTCGACCGACGGTACGCTTCATTCGTACACCTTCGACTTAGACGGGAATTCGTTTATCGAAGTGCGCGGGCTTTCCGACGGCGCGGGTAGCGTCGACACCTTAGAAATTCGCTTGCACCAAACGACGAACGTTAACGGAAACGATATCGAAGACGGCGGCACGACGCTTTATTCGTCGACCGACGGGCACTTCCCCCGCGCCGTTATCGACGACCAACTAGCGACGGCGGCGACGAAGACCGCCGCGTACACGACTTCCGACGAAGAATACGTGCCCGTCGATTCGACGGGCGGCGCGTTTTCGGTGACGCTAGCTAGCGCCGACGCCGAAGACGGAAACGAAATTACCGTACAAGACGTCGCGGGTGGCGCACAAGCGAATAACGTAACCGTCGACACCGAAGGGTCGGAAACTATCGACGGCGCGTCGTCGTATACTCTAGACGTCAATTACGGGTCGGTGACATTCATTAGCGACGGCACGAATTGGTTTATCATAAACGAACGCGGTTCGGTCGTCGACCCGCGCAATATCTTCGAAGGTACGGAAACCGGTAACGTACCGGCGGGCGACCAAGGTATCTTAACCGTCGATTCGTTGGCACCGGGCGAATCGGTCGAAATAAAGAAGGCGATACTAACGACAGACACGATCGAAGCGGTCGCTACCGGCGTCGACCTAGAGTTAGTCACGTTCGATAACGCCGGGTCGTACACGTCGCAAGCGACCCTTATATCTGGTGACGGGTCGACCGTGTACGATCGCGTCACCGGAAACCCGTTAGCGTCGTACGAAAACACCGGCACGTCGGCGGAAACGGTCGGCGTCTTAGTCGATAACACGCTTACGTCGGCGGTCGATATCGTCGCCCGCGTCGAAGGGTCGGCACCCGCATAAGGTGATATAATGTCCATCAGTAACCGCAAGAAGTCGATACTTCGGAAGAACCCGTACACCGACCGCCGATCGTTCGTCGCCCGTGCTATGGGACTTTCCCCGATCGGGGATATAGCGAACCCGACGTTATCGGAAACCGTCGGCGGTACGATTACGTGGGAAACGGCTAGCGATTGGGATAGCGCCGTATCCGAAACGGGTGTCGTACACGAATCTTATGGTACGCTTCCCGGCGACGACGTCGTGACTATGGGATACCCGTCTAGTGACGAAGGCGGCACGTCGTTAGACGCGTATTGGCCTATGGACGACGCAAGCGGCGGTCTAACCGACGCTAGTGGTGCCGGGCACGATATGTCGGAATTCGGGTCGCCGACGTATCAAGCGTCGACCGGGCCATTCGGTCGTAATGTGCCCGAATTCGACCCTAGCACAAGCGACTATTTCGAAGACGGGTCGTCGTTCGCATACGGCGGAAGTAACACCTTTTCCGTTCTAATATGGGTATGGATAAACGGAAGCACGATTAACCAATACGGTAACTTCGCGTCGATTCGGGCGGGGGGTTCTAACGCCGAATTCCAACTTTACCCGCGAACGAACGAAAATTACGTATGGGCGTCGTTTATGGATTCTAACGTTACGGGTAGCGTGACGCATAGTACCGGAACGTGGCATATGGCGGGTCTATCGTATGACGGTAGCACTACCCGCGTATACGAAAACGGAAGCCTAGACAATTCTGGTTCGCAAAGCCCGCCGACGACTTCCGAACCGATCGCGGTCGGGTGGTCGCGTCACCAATCCGAATACTTCGGCGGGTACTTAGCCCATTGTAGGACTTACGGGCGGGTGCTTTCCGATTCGGAATTCGCCGACTATTACAATGCGGCGACGGCGGGCCAATTGACGACCGGCACGAAGTCGTTTGCGTCGTCGGTAAAACCCGACCTTCAAAACCTTTCGTATTCACTAAACGGCGGGTCTATCACGCTTGAAGTAATCGGGTCGCCGGGCACCGGGTCGGAAGAAGTAGTTTCCCAATCGCTAGACGGTACGTCGTCGTTTTCGCTTACGTGGTCGAATTCGCATACCGACTTCCGAATCCGCCCGAAGTTAAGCACCGGGTCGATTGGCACGACCGTACCGACATTTAGCCGTGGCGAACTAAGCGCGTGATATGGCAAAGAGTAATTTCGTCTTCGAAGAAGGGAAAGCGATCGACGTCGGCACGCACGGCGACCATAGTTACGTATTTCACGAAGGCGACCCGGTGCCCGACACGGGAAAGTCGGCGATCGTCTTCGAAGACGGTGTCGGGATAGGTAGCGGTGACGTTATCGAAGATTGGGAACGGGCGTCGCCGCTATCCGATTACGGCGGCGACACGACGCACGCGTCGGTCGTGTCTTCCCCGACCTTCGAAGGGTCGGGCGCTATACGGGCGGCGTCGACGAATACGTCGACATTTAACACCGGGTCGGCGATAATCGTAAAAGACACCGTATCGGTATCGAAGCCCGCCACCTTCGAATTTTACGCGTACGGGGATTCGGGCGGGAATTTAGACGGGGTTTCCGTGTCGATCGTATACGGTGCGCAAGCCGTCGCGGGGTACCAAAACGTCGAATGCTATTACGCGGAATTTCAATGGCAAGAATCCGGTAGCGACCACTTGAAAATGTTTAGAATGCTAGGCGGGGGTAACGACGGTCAAAGCGTCAACTTAACCCTTCCCCGCGACGAATGGTGCCGGGGTACGGTCGAATGGAAAAGTAACGACGACCACGTTTTTACGGTATACGATTCGAACGATAACCAAATCGGGTCGCAAAGCCGCAATATGTCGGATTATTCAAGCGGTTACACCGGGTGGCACTTGCACGAATCCGGTGCCGTATACGGCGACTATTACAGACAAATCGCCTAGGGTAACGAACCTTCAAGACATAGGGGATTTACTGATATGCTAATGGCGCAAGCGACCGTCGACGCCGGGCTTATACAAGCCCTAATCGCCGTCGTAATCTTCGGGTTCGGAATGCTAGTATCGTGGCTTGTATGGCTAACCCTTCGGCACTTCAAGTATGCAAAACCCGCATACGAACGGCTAGTCGGTGACGACGCCACGAAGCAAGACGGGCATATCGACGAATCGCGCGATCGGTTCGACGAATTAGAAGACGCGCATACGTCGCTTGCCGAAGACGTCGAAACGGTGCGCGAACGGGTGGTAAAGGTCGATCGAAACCAAACGACGGTTATCAGTAATCAAGAACGCATAGCCGAAGGTATCGGCGTCGACCTAAAGGGCGACTTCGTACGCGGCGGGTCGGCTTCTTCCGACGACGATTAGACGCCGAAGGGCGACCCGACGAAGTCGGCGAACGTACGCGCACCGTCGGCGTCGCGGTGCTTCGTCACGGTATGGTTTCCGGCGTCGGTTCGGTGCAATTCGTCTTTACGGAAGACGAAGTCGCCGACGCGGTCTAAGTGAACAATGGCGATCGGGATAGCGCCCGTCTTTTCGCAATAGTCTTCTAGGTCGTCGATTTTCGAAAAGTGTACGCGGTCTTCCCCGGCTTTCACTTCCGCCGCGAATTGGCGCAATTCCCCATCGTCGTCGACGGACCAAATATGTAGGTCGGGAAGGGCGTCGGTCGTGGCACTTCCCGACGACGGTGCCCGCATAGCGAAGAACCGTTCGACGTATTCCAAACCGATACCGAAGCGATCGACGTCGGCTTCGTCGTCTTCGCCTTCGGCGTTTAGCGCATTCCGATAAAACCTTTCCCACTTTGCACCCTTCGACTTCGACATAACGACCCATTACCGCCACGCCGTCTTTGAAGTTTCGCTAAACACTAAACCGTCGACAGATTTTTATATCGTTCTTACCTTAAATCATAGCCCGTTCGTACGACGTGCGGCGTTCGCACGTTAGACGGTACATAACAAAGGTGCGCACGGGGAAAGAGTGATTCGCGTTATGTCGACGACGCAAGCAAGCCCGACCGACGACGAACCGACCACGACCCTAGTGGTCGTGAAAGAACCGAAGACGCCGAAGGAAAAGGCGATAATCGACCGTGCGATCGACGACCCGCACGCGTCTAACCCGACGATCGCCGACCGCGTCGAAGAAGATATCGGGGAAAGGCCCGACGAATCGTGGGTTTCCCGCGTTCGTTCGACTTTCCTTGCCGAAGCCGACGGCACCGAAGACCCGCCGCCCGGTAACGGCGACTTCGATAGCGTGGTCGAACGGTTAGACCGGGTCGAAGACGCGGTCGACAGTATAGCCGACGACTTCGCGGGCGGCGGTGACGTCGAAGCGGCGATCGAAGCGGTCGACGCCGTAAACGAAAACGTCGAAGCGTTACGGGAAGACGTCGCGGCTATGAATAGCCGCTTAGAACGAATCGAAGATATGGTCGCGCGGGAAGTTACCCCCGACGTCGAACGGGTAATCTTACACCGCCGCCTAGCCGAACTTGAAGACCGCGATAGGTAAGCGGTCTTACAATGAAATAGATTTTCACGATAGCCACGTATCCGCACTAGCCTTTACTTCTTCTAGTAGTAGTATAGTAGAACACTTTATTACATATACA